ATCAGTGGAAGACCCTTCTGCCGTGTTCTTCGACCCAAAAGCGCGCATGGCCAACCGGCAGGATGCGAGATGGGCCGGGAAAATTGTCATGTATTCGGGCGACGAATACGAGATGGCGTTTGGAAAGCGGCGCGTCAGGGAACCAGGCGGCGTGCAAATGGCGCAAGGTTGGTTACGCGATGCGATGGGTATCGGGACCGACGATACCATGTCCATGATTGAGTGGACCGGGGCGCGTGACGACGGCGACGGGCGCTGGCGTGGTCCTTTCTACGTCTGCGAGTTTTACCTTGTCGAGGAAGGAGACCGGACCTCCCGGCTGTACTCCGACTACATATGGCGCTACGATGATGAGCCTGTACCGATCAACGCCAAGCGATTGACGGGCGACGAAGCACGCAGCCGCAAGGCACCGAAACGAACCATCAAGAAGTACCTTGTGGATGCGCTGGAAGTGCTGGACGAGACGGATTGGGAAGGTTCGTTGATCCCGCTATTTCCCGTTCTCGGGCCTGAAATCTACATTGACGGCAAGTTGCATCGGTTGAGTCTGATTTCTCCGGGGCTGGACTCGAACAGGGCGCTAAACTACGTGGCGACCACGGCGACTGAGATCGCTGGCCTTGCCAACAAGTCAGGGTATATCGGTTACAAGGGCCAGTTTGACGACCCGCGCTGGCAGACGGCGAATACCGAAGTCTGGGCGTATCTTGAAGTTACTCCGACGTTTGCCACGAACGAACTTGGTCAGCAGGCTCTATTACCAGCGCCGCAGAAAAACCAGTGGGAAGCGCCGATTCAATGGCTGCTGGCGCTGGGCGGGTTCTTTACTGAGCAATTTAAGGCCGTTACGTCCATGTATTCGTCTAGTCTGGGCGAGGACAAGGGCAATCAGTCTGGCAAGGCTATTGAACAACTCCGCAGCGAGTCGAACGTGGCAAATTTCAGTTATGCCGACAACTTGCACCGTGTCAAAACCATCATGTACCAGCAGATGTGCGTGATCTTCCCCAAGATCATGACCGGGCCGCAGGTTGTGCAGATTGTGCGGCCTGACTCCCAGCATGAAACGGTAGCGATTAACCAGATCTTCCCGGCTGATGGCATTGACCCTCAGACAGGCAAGAAGGGCAAGCGCAACGACCTTACCCTGGGCGAGTATTCTGTTCGCGTTGTGGCGGGACCGAACTTCCAGACTCGTCAGGATCAGGCGCTTTCGATGTTGCTTGAGGCCATCAAGATCAACCCGCAAATCCTTGCGAACCCGGCAGTTACGGCGAAGCTGGTTCGCATGATTGGTCAGGGCAATCCGCAGATGGAAGGCATCGCGGATCTGATCGCACCTGACCAGAACGCGGAAATGACGCCGCAGCAGATGGGACAACAGCTTCAGGTAATGCAGACCCAGTTGCAGGGATCTCAGGAAACCATTCAAAAGTTGGCGCAGGCGTTGGCTGCGAAGATGCCCGAGATCGAATCAAGGGAGCGCATTGCATCGGAAAACAACGCTGTAAAGCTGGCCATCGCAGAGATTGGGGCAACGCAGCAGGATGAAGCGCGGGCGGCGGCTGATGCGCTGGCTATTACCCACATTGCTCACGAAAAGGACCAGCTTGAGCAACAGCAGATGGCGGCACAACAGGCGCAGATGGCCGACCAGCAACAGCAGCAACAGCAGCAACAGCAGCAGCAAGAGCAACAGCAGCAAGAGAACATGCCAGCCGTTGAGGCGGCAGCGCAACCGGAGCCTACGGGCGAAGAAGGAGCACTATGAGCGCAGTAGCAGAACAGGTAGAAGTAGAAGAACCCGTATTTGACAGCAAGGCGTTTATGGAAGCCCGAAACAAGGGCGTGCCGGCCGTTGTGACGGAACCGGAGAAGCCTACTCCGGGCAAGCCTGAACCCGTTGCGGCTGTGAAAGCGGAAGAACCTGAACAGCCGCGCATGTCGCGCAGCATGTCGCGCCTTCAGCGTGCCATTGGACGTGAACAGGCGATGCGGGAACAGCTTCAGGCGGAACTGGACACGCTCCGCGGCGCTACTCGACACGCAGCGCCCGCAGAGGACGCAGAGCCGGATCGCAGCGACTACGGCACCGACGCTGAATACCTTCGGGCAACCCAGAAGTGGGATCGCCAGCAGGAAGCAAAACAGCAGGGCCAATTGGCTGAAAACGCGAAGGATCAGGAATCCCGCGCCGCTTACTTGCAGGCGATGGACGAAAAGGCCGTTGCCGATATCGCGCTTATTCCCGATTGGGACGAAGTGGCGCAAAATGCGAAGGACGACGAGGACGCGCCAGAGTTTGACCCGACTCAGCAAAAAACCTTGATGGCGTTGCTATCCAATAGCGACGTTCGGGCGTTTGCCCTCCACCACTTCGCAAAACATCCCAACAAACTTCAGGAAATGTTGGACCTGAAGCCCGCAGAACAGATCCGCGCCTTTCACCGTCTTGAAGGACGGCTCGAAAAGGCGTATGATAAACCTGAGGCCGCGCAAGCCACACCTGAAAAGGGAAAGACCGCAAGCACCCCGCAGAAGCCGGAAGGCCGGGCGGAACCGCAGCAGGAGGTTAAACCTGCTAAACCGAAGCCGTCAGCGGAAGTTGCGGCGCGGGGTGGTTCACCGGCACCTGATGAACCTGCAATCGGGTCAGTAGCCTGGATGCAGAAGCGTAATCAGGCACAGTTCGGACGATAACCTCAGCGCTCGACAATAACAGCCAGACGTTCTCGGAACTCACTTTCAGGAGCGCGGTATGCCTATCAATTCACTGCCAGTACGGCAGGAAGTGGCGTCGGAAACTCTTCGGGTGCTCTACAACAACTGCCCTGCCTTGCGCATGGTCAGCCGGGAGTATCAGAAGTATTTCGAGCAGTCCACCCCAATCGGTACGACCTTACAGATCCCTCGTCCGTGGCGTCCTCAGGGCCGTCAGGGCCAAGGATTCCAACCAGAACCCGTTGTGCAGACCACCGTCCCGCTGACAATTTCGTACTGGCGCGGCGGCGATTTCATCTACAACGACACCGACGAAAACTTGTTCTTCGACATGAGCCGCTTCCACAAAAAGTACTCAGGTCCGATGGGCGTCATGATTGCGAATCAGGTCGAAGCCGATCTGGAGCAGTTCATTCAGGCCACATCCCCCAACTTCGTCGGCACGCCCGGAACTCTTCCGACCTCGACCAGCACCTACAACGGGGCACGCACCTCGCTGAACAAACTGCTGGCACCGGATCAGAACCGCGCCATCATTTGGCCGTCTGAATTCGAGCAGAACCTGGTGGGCTTGTCCCAGACGTTGTTCCAGCCCGACCAGACCAAGCCGTACCTCGAAGGCGTCATCGGCAAATACGCTGGCTTCACCTTTGCTCGTTCTGAACAGATTCCCGGCATCACAGTGGGAACCTACGCAGGAACTGGACGCGTGAACGGTGCCAGCCAAACCGGCTCCAGCCTCATCACTGACGGTTGGACAGCTTCCAGCCTCTCGCTGACCACAACCGACAAGTTCACCATTGCTGGTTGCTTCAAGGTCAACCCGAGCGGTACGCACAACGTGTATAGCGGGAGCCAGAACCTGATGCAGTTTGCGGTAACGCAGGCCGTCACGGATTCGGGCGGCGCTGCTACCATCCAGATCTACCCGCCGATCATCTCCAGCGGCCAGTTCCAGAATTGCACCGCCCCGGCTGATAACGCGATCATCACGATTGCGGGCGCTTCCGGTGCCACTGCAAATACGGCACTGTTTATGCAGGAGGAGGCTTACACCTCCGCGTTCCTGAAGCTCCACAAACCGTCTAACGTCGAATGCACCATCGTCGGCGGTGACGAAATGGGAACTCCGGGCATCTTCCTTCGGAACATCAAACAGTGGCAGTCCAGCGGCCCGTATGCGGGTTATGAAACTGACCGATCTGATGTGATTTACGGGTTTGGGGCGACGTACGCGGATCTGTTCGCGGGCGTTGTTTACGGTTAAGGAGAAACCATCATGGCGAATACCATCACTCAAACCACAGTAAGCGGCTCGTTCAATCAGGGCGCGTCCATCTTCACGGTTGCTTCGGCAACCAATCTCACGGCTCCGGTTTCCAACTTCCGTCAAGCCATCTACGTTATCAATCCGGGCCAGACCAAGGGCGAATTGATGGACGTGGTTGGACTCAGCGGAACTCAGGTTTCCGTAGCGCGTTCCAGCCTGTTCCGCCAGTCATTTTACACGGGTTCGATTGTCGTAATCGCTCCCGCGCCAAATGCTGCGGCCAACTTTGGCGGCAACTTCAACGGCAGTTTCTTTGAGACTGATCCGGTTGGAAACCCCAGCGTTGCTGGTTCGTATCCCGGCGCTCCAGTGGTCACTCCTTGGCTGAATGCCACGAATGGCCTCCAGTGGCTTCAGGACGTGAACGGCGTCTGGCAACCGGGATTTAACAATCCGGGTTCTGTCAGCGGTCCGACTACGTTGGTTTCATCTGCGGCTGGGGCAATTCTTCCCAGCGGCAGAC